CTACTAAGAACTTGCCTAGTGGTCAAGAGTCAGATGAGTTTGACAAACGAGTGAAGATTGCTGAATTGATGCTCAAGGAGGCTGATATTAAGAATAAATCTAAGATTGTTGAGATGCAAATGGCTGACAAGCAGAATAAAATCTCAGGCATGGAACAAGATTTCTTAGATCAGTTGACCAAGGAGTTGAGCAATGGACGCTGAAAGTCTGGTCAAGGAGTTAATCCTCAAGAGCATGACTCCTGAGCAACAGCAAGCGATTCTTGATTCTGTTAAAAACTCAGTAGCACAAGCTAGAGCAGTACAAAAGCAGAAGATTGGCGAGAATGTTGATCTTGTTGTCCAAGCTCTCAAAAAGATTGAATCTGATATCCGTAGTCGCTATGACGATCTAGGCAATCTCATTGAAAAACGAGTAGCCTCCATTCAAGATGGTCGTGATGGTATCAATGGTACAGATGGACGAGACGGACGAGATGGAAAGCCAGGCAAAGATGGCGCACCTGGTCGGCAAGGCGCTCAAGGCCCTGCGGGTAAAGATGGTAGAGATGGCGTAGATGGTGTTTCTGTTACCAATGCTTATCTAGATTTTGATGGTGGCTTGGTTATCACATTGTCTAACGGCAATGAGATCAATGTTGGCGAAATCATGCCAATGGAACTGGCAAGCCAGATAAAAGTCATTACCAATGGCGGTGGTACATCTCAGTATGTCCTAGATACTCTTGAATCCTTACAGACTCAGATTAACACTCTGATTCCTAGCCAAACTGGTAATTCAGGCAAGTTCCTGACAACAAACGGCACAAGCACTTCTTGGGCTTCTGTTGCTGGTGGTTTGAGCTATCAAGGCACTTGGAATGCGTCTACCAATACACCTACTTTAGCTTCTAGTACTGGCACAAATGGCTATTACTACATAGTTTCTACTGCTGGTTCTACGAATCTGAATGGCATTACTGATTGGCAGATTGGGGATTGGTTGCTGTTTAATGGTTCTGTTTGGCAGAAGATTGACCAAAGTGAATTGGTTACCTCTGTAAATGGCGATACTGGTGCTGTAACGCTCACTTATACCGATGTTAATGCCATTGGTAGCATTACATCTACAGACGGCTCTGTAACTGTTTCTACGACTTCTGGTGTAGCAGACCTATCTGTTGCGGTCGCTGCTTCTACTACAAATGTAATTGCTGCAGTAAGAAACACTACTGGCGCTACATTGACTAAAGGTACTGTTGTCTACATTACTGGTGCTACTGGTCAAATATCAACAGTAAGCAAAGCTATTGCTAGTGGCGACTCAACATCTGCTCAAACTTTAGGCGTTATCAATGCTAACTTACCCAATAACTCAAATGGTTATGTGACCATCATTGGTTTGGTTACTGGCATGGATACATCTGCTTATACAGATGGTCAGCAGTTGTATCTAAGCCCTACAACCGCAGGAACTTATACAACAACTAAGCCTTATGCACCAGATCATATTGTTTATGTTGCAATAGTTGAATATGCTCACCCAACTCAGGGTAAGTTGTTTGTCAAAGTTCAGAATGGCTATGAATTAGATGAGTTGCACAATGTTGCAGCTCAGTCTCCTACCAATGGACAGACCATTGTTTACAACAGTTCAACAAGTCTGTGGGAAAAGAATACAGTTTCTCTGACTGCGGGTGTTAATGGCACTTTGCCTATTGCAAATGGTGGTTCTGGACAGACTACTGCACAAACAGCGATGAATGCTTTTGCTGGCGCTGTGACAAGTGGTTCTTATTTGCGTGGCAATGGCACTAATGTTGTGATGTCTGCAATTCAAGCGGCTGATGTGCCAACATTGAATCAGAATACAACTGGTACTGCTTCTAATGTCACAGGGATTGTTGCAGTTGCTAATGGTGGTACAGGAACAGATACACCAAGTTTAGTTGCAGGCTCAAACATTACAGTTTCAGGAACTTGGCCTAACCAGACTATTGCGGCTACAAGTAGTGGATCAGGAACAGTTACATCTGTAGCGGCTTCTGTTCCGTCATTCTTGTCTATAAGTGGTTCTCCAATTACCACTTCTGGCACTTTGGCTATCTCTTATAGCGGTACTGCTTTGCCTATTGCTAATGGCGGCACAGGAGTAACTTCTACTCCTACTAACGGACAGTTGTTAATTGGCAACGGAACTGGCTATACAGCATCAACTTTGACTGCTGGAAGCAATATAACCATTACTAATTCTTCTGGTGGAATTACAATTGCCTCATCAGGCGGTGGTGGTGGCTCTCTATTCTTTCCCTTTTACAAGGCTGATGGCACTTCAGATACTATTTCATTAGTTAGCGGCACAGCCCTTCCTTTCTTTAATAGTTCTGGCACAGCAAAGAACATTGCACTAACAACTTGAGGTAATTTATGGCTGTCGTTAATCTTGTCAAATCAATTTATACAGGGTCAGATGTAACCTCATTAGGTGAGATTGCATCTGGAGATAGTGTAAATCTGCCTACTGGTTCTCAGCTCAATTCTGCTGATCTTGTTAGTACATCTGCAACTCAGACGCTTACTAATAAGACTCTGACAAACCCAACTGTTACCAACTATACAGAGACTGCTTATACTGCTAACACAAGCACAGCAATCACAGTATCTTTGGCTAACGGAACAGTACAGATTTTGACTTTGACAGGCAATGCAACAATCACTATGCCTACTGCCGCAGCAGGAAAGTCATTTATCATTATCTTGCGTCAAGATGGTACTGGTTCTCGATCTGTTACTTGGTCAACAGTAAATTGGGCGGGAGCTACTGCACCTACTGTTACTGGTACTGCAAGCAAACAAGATATCTTTTCATTCTTTAGTGATGGAACATCTTGGTATGGTGCAACATTAGGTCAAAACTACACGCAATAATATGTTTGCATCATCAAAATCAGGCGCTGTAGCCGAACCAACTGATAACAAGTTCAACTATGTAACTATGTTGTTACATGGTAATGGGACTAATGGCGCTCAGAACAACACATTTGTAGACTCATCTACTAATAACTTTACGATTACTCGTAATGGAAATACTACTCAAGGAACATTCAGTCCTTATGGTAGTAACTGGTCTAACTTTTTTGATGGTACTGGAGATTATTTAAGTTTAGCTGACAACGCTGCACTCCAATGGTCTACTGGAGACTTTTGTGTAGAAGCATGGATATATCCAAGTAGCGTTTCTGGTAGCAAAGCTATTGTATGTAAAGGCACAAACAATACTGGAACATTTGACTTGGGGTTATATGGTGCAAAAATTGAACTTTATACAAATGCATTAGTATTTAGTTCATCAGCATCTTTATCTGCAAATACTTGGACTCATGTAGCAGTTACTCGTTCTGGTACAACTTTGCGTTGTTTTATAAATGGCGCTTTAGATACGACAGTAACATCAAGCTATAACTTTAATAATGCTGGCACTTTTTATGTTGGTGTATATGGTAGTGGTTCAGTAAACTACTTTAATGGCTATATGTCAAATGTAAGGTGCGTTAAGGGTTCTGCAGTTTATACATCCGCTTTTACACCAAGCACTACGCCACTCACAGCAATCACCAATACATCATTGCTAACTTGCGCTGATAACAGATTTATTGATGACAGCACAAACAACTTCACCATCACAAAGAATGGCGATGTAAGCGTCCAACGCTTCAGCCCATTTGCTCCTACATCTGCCTACTCCACAAGCGTGATTGGTGGCTCTGGGTACTTTGATGGTACGGGTGACAGACTTTCTTCTCCTGCAAATACCGCAATTGATTTATCAACTGCTGATTTCACAGCTGAATGTTGGGTGTATCCAACAAGTTTTTCTTCAACAAAAGCTATATTTGTTTATCAAAATGCCGATGCATCAAATACCAATTACGGATATTGGCTAACTGTCAAAACAACTGGCGTTGTAAGATTTGAAAATTTTAGCGGAAGTTCTCAAGTTGGATTTGATTCAACAGTAGCAATGAATCTTAATACTTGGAATCACATTGCAGTTACAAGAACTGGTACAAGTGCAACGACTTATGTAAATGGAGTAGGAACTTCAGGTACAGTTTCAGCAACTTTTAATGCTCCAAGTGGCGCTATTCTTAATATTGGTGATAACTTTGGAGCAACTTTTGGAAGTTCAAATCCTTATTCTGGATACCTTTCAAATTTGCGTATTGTTAAAGGTACTCGTGTATATACGGCAAACTTCACGCCTCCAACAGCGCCTCTGACTGCAATAACAAACACATCATTATTATTAAATTTCACCAACGCTGGCATCTTAGACAACGCCATGATGAACGACTTAGAAACTGTGGGTAACGCACAGATTTCTACAAGCGTTAAGAAGTATGGTACTGGCTCGATGTATTTTGATGCAACAGCCGACAGATTGGTTGCAGCATCAAGTCCAAACATTGCTTTTGGTACGGGTGACTTTACTGTTGAGTTTTGGTTAAATTCTAATAATGTTGCATCTGCTAACCAAAGAGGCGTAATACAAACATCAGATACTTCAGGTGGTTTAAAAGCGGGATATACAACAGGAATTGCTATATATCAAGGTGGTAATGCTACTGGTGGCGCTTTAAATGGTGGAATTACTGCTAATGTCGCTGGTACTTTTTTAGGAAGTTCAAGCGCAGTCATAACAACTAGTACTTGGTATCACATTGCACTTGTTAGATCATCTGGTACATCTACTATATATGTAAATGGAACTTCTGTAGGGTCTGCAACAACAACAGGAAATTGTTCGGGTCAATTTGTTTGCGTTGGCGGGTATTACGATACAACCTATTTATATGATGGCTATTTAGACGATTTACGCATTACCAAAGGTTTTGCTCGTTATACAAGTAACTTTACAGCACCTACAGCAGCTTTCCCAGATAAAGGATAAAACATGGACATTGCAAAACTAGACAATGGAAATATCGTAGTTGGCAACTATAAAGAGTTGTTCCCAAATACATCTTTTCCAATTACAGGCCCTAATGATGACTTCTTTACTGAGAATAACTGCTTAAAAGTTAGTCAGTTTAAGGCTCACGATAGGGCTACTGAGATGCTTGTTGGATGCGACCCATACGAGGAAAATGGCATTGTTTATACAGTTACTGTTCAAACTAGACCAGAACCAGAAGTTATTGAGGCTTCTCAAGGTGCAGATTCCGTATGACCCCAGAATTGCAAGCCTATTACGAGGCTAGATTTACAATGATGGCTACCGAAGGGTGGAAAGACCTTTTGGAAGACATTGACAATATGATTGAACCTTTGAATAATATATCTACAATTGAGGACGAAAAAAGTCTACAATTTAGAAAAGGTGAACTTTCTATTCTCACATGGCTGAAAAACTTGAAACAAGTCAGCGAAAGAGCCTACGAGGACTTAAATGAGAAGAATGTTTGATTTCGTCTGTGAAAACGGACACAGAACAGAAAGATTGGTTGATTATGAGGCAACCAGTCTAATGTGTGAGTGCGGAGCTACAGCCAACCGAACTCTCTCAGCGCCAGCTTTTAAGTTAGAAGGTTGGTCTGGTCATTTCCCAACTGCCCATGGCAAGTTTGAGAAAAGCCATACTGACAAGCTAAAAAGCGAACGCAAACTCAACTCATAAGCAATAGTGCCGAGTTGAATCTCCTACAACCGATTAACGGCAGGAAAAAGGAAAAATATGTTGATTGATAATGACAAAGAATTGCCTGGTGAGTTAGAAATCGAAGAGCAAAAAATTGCTTCTAAACCAGACCTCCCTGAAAAATACAGGGATAAAAGTCTGGATGAGATAGTAAAGATGCACCAAGAGGCTGAAAAGCTAATTGGAAAGCAAGCTCAAGAGGTAGGCGAAGTTAGAAAACTAGCCGATGAACTTATTAGACAGAACCTTGGGTCTAAACAACAACAGATTAAGCAGGACGAGCCTGAGATTGACTTTTTTGAAGACCCAAAGAAGGCAGTTCAAAGGACAGTTGATAGTCACCCTGACATTGTAGCTGCGCGTCAAGCAACGCTAGAAATGAAAAGGACACAGATTCAACAAAGGTTAGCGCAAGATCACCCTGATTTTGGCGATATTGCTAAAGATCAGGATTTTGCAAACTGGGTTAAATCTAGCCCTGTTCGCATTGAGTTGTTCAAGCGAGCCGATGCTGAATATGACTATGATTCTGCCAATGAATTGTTAAGCACTTATAAGCAACTTCGTGGCGTTAAGAAACAGCAGAGTGAAGCATCTAATGAAGCTACACGCAAGCAGAATCTTAAAGCAGTAGGAGTTGATGTAGGTGGTTCTGGCGAGTCATCAAAGAAGGTTTATCGTAGGGCTGACCTTATTCGGCTAAAAATGCAAGACCCTAATCGTTATGATGCATTAAGTGATGAAATCATGGCAGCATACGCAGAAGGTCGTGTTCGTTAAAATTTGTTTTAGGAGATTTAATCATGGCATATCCAACCCCAGCAGTAACAGTAACCACAGCAGCAACCTTCATTCCTGAAATTTGGAGTGATGAAATTGTTGCCGCCTACAAGAAGAACCTTGTATTGGCAAACATCGTAATGAAGATGAGCTTCAAGGGCAAGAAAGGTGACACAGTTCACATTCCAGCTCCTACTCGTGGTTCAGCATCAGCTAAAGCGGCTTCCACAGCCGTTACTCTGATTGCCGCTACCGAGACTGAAGTTCAAGTTTTGATTAACAAGCACTATGAGTACTCACGCTTCATTGAGGACATCGTAGAAGCACAAGCATTGAACAGCTTGCGTCAGTTCTATACTGCCGATGCTGGTTATGCTTTGGCTAAACAAGTTGATACTGATCTGATCCAATTGGGTCGTGCCTTCAATGGCGCTACTGTTGGTACAGATGACTATGCAACTAGCAACACTACCACCAAGGCTTTCATTGGCTCTGATGGTACTACTGCTTACAACAGCACTAGCTCCAATGCCGCTGCTTTGACTGATGCTGCTATCCGCAGAACCATTCAGCGTTTGGATGACAATGACACTCCTATGGATGGTCGTTTCTTCATCATTCCTCCCTCAAGCCGTAACACTTTGATGGGTCTTGCCCGTTATACCGAGCAGGCTTTTGTGGGTAATGGCGATGCAATCCGCAATGGTGAAATCGGTCAACTGTATGGTATCCCCGTGTTCACAACAAGCAATGCTGACTTCGGTGCTGGTAACTCTGGCGCTGACCGCATCTGCTTGATGGGTCACAAAGACTCTATGGTTCTGGTTGAGCAAGTTGGTGTTCGCTCACAAACTCAGTACAAACAAGAGTACTTGGCTACTCTGTTCACATCTGACACATTGTATGGTGTGAAAGCTATGCGTACTGCCGCTACAACTGGTGCAGCTTTGTCTTCCAGCGCTTACGCTCTGGCAGTTCCAGCCTAATAGTTGCCTTTTCCCCTCGCCTTAATCGGTGGGGGGATTTTTTCTTAATCTAGGAGGAATCTAATATGGCAACCGCATCATCGGTAACAACTCGCAGAGGCAACGACCAGTTTCGTGGTCTTTTCAGCGACACATGGGCTGTGACAGCAATCTTGAACGCAGGTTCTTTGGTTGATGGCGCAGGCGAAACAGACGATATCACTATCCCTGGCGTAGCCTTGGGTGACATGGTTCTGGCTGCATCTTTGGGTGTGGATTTGGTTGGTTTGACAGTTACAGGCTATGTCTCTGCTGCAAACACAGTTAAATTCCGTATCCAGAATGAGTCTGGTTCAACTGCTGACTTGGCATCTACAACAATGCGAATTGTTGTGGCTCGCATGGTCTAATAAAGAGGGGGCTAAAAACCCCCTTTTTTTCGGAGAATATATGGCTACTTATCGTTGTCTTCAAAGTGGGCAAACTGTGACTTTTACCTATCAACATGATATTGATAGCATGAAGGGTCATCAAGGTTATGTCAGAATTGACCAAGAAGAAGTTGAGAACAACGATAAGCCGCTAGTGCTTGCTCCACCAACCCCTATCAAAAAGCCTGGTAGACCCCGAAAGATAGCAAATGTCTGAGATTGATCCAAGAGAGTTTGGCAAACTTGAAGCTCAAGTTGAGGCTCTCCAATTAGAAGTTCATGCCTTGCGTCAAGACATTAAAGCCCTTTTAGAGATGGCTAATAAGTCTAAAGGCGGTATGTTCGTTGGAATGGCTATCGCATCTGTTGTAGGCGGTATCATTTCTTTTGTTGCCACTAAGATTATTCGATAAGGAAATATCATGCCACAAGTAGGAAGCAAGAAGTTCCCATATACAGAAAAAGGCGAGAAAGAAGCCAAGGAATACGGGAAAAAGAAGGGTATTCCAGTAACTGTGATGATTGCTATTGGTAAGCCAAAAATGAGAGGTATGCCTACTCGTGGTGGCAGAACAGCAACAAACATGAAAAAGACTGGTCGTGGCAAATGAAAAAGACTAAAGCTGAAGCCAAAATCTCAAAGGTTATGCGTGAGTACAAGTCTGGAACACTTCATTCTGGCAAAAAAGGCCCTGTAGTTAAATCAAGAGACCAAGCAGTTGCTATTGCTTTGTCAGAGGCAGGAAAATCTAAACCAAAGGCTAAAAAATGAAACAAGAACTCTACGCAAATATCAATGCCAAACAAGCAAGAATAGCGGCAGGGTCTAAAGAGAAGATGAGAAAGCCTGGTACAAAAGGCGCTCCTACTGCGGCAGACTTTAAGGCGGCTGCTAAAACAGCTAAGAAAAAGAAATGAAATCTCCAACTTGGCAAACAAAAGCAGGAAAAAACCCCAAAGGGGGCTTGAACGCCAAGGGCAGAGCATCTTATAATACAGAAACAGGTGGCAATTTGAAGCCACCAGTAAAGTCGGGCGACAACCCTCGAAGGGCCTCCTTTTTAGCACGCATGGGCAATATGCCTGGGCCTGAGATGAAAGATGGGAAGCCTACCCGACTTCTCTTATCTCTGAAGGCTTGGGGTGCATCGTCCAAAGCTGACGCTAAAGCTAAAGCAAAAGCGATCTCAGAGAGGAATAAGAAATGACAACCTATTTACAAGCAGTCAACGATGTGCTTGTTCGCTTGCGTGAAGAGGAAGTCTCTACTGTTTCCGAAACTCCTTACTCAACATTGATTGGCAAGTTTGTCAACGATGCAAAGCGTCATGTGGAAGATGCTTACGAGTGGAATGTTCTTGGTACAACCTCTACCATTACAACGACATCTGGGACTTATTCTTATTCCTTGACTGGTTCAGGGCAGAAATTCCGTGTCCAAGATGCCATCAACTCTACAAGCAAAATTGGTATTGACAACATACCATTTGCGACAATGAATCGTTATTTGAACTTTGGCACTCCGTCAAACTCAATTCCACAGTATTACACCTTTGATGGCGTTGATTCAAATGCTGACACCAAGGTTACATTGTTTCCAGTTCCTGATGGCGTATATACCATCAAGTTCAGCTTAGTTGTTCCTCAAGCTGTTTTATCTAGTGACAGCACAGTTATCTCTGTCCCTGCTGAATTGATTGTTCAGAACGCTTATTCAAGGGCTTTGGTTGAGCGTGGTGAAGATGGTGGATTGAATTCTTCAGAGGCTTATCAACTGTATAAGTCTATGTTGTCCGACTACATTGCTACAGAAGCTACTCGCTACCCTGAATTTGGCGTTTTTGAGGCTGTTTAATGGCTCAACCTATCCAAACCTTCAGCATCTCTGCGCCAGGCTTCTATGGCCTGAATACGCAAGATTCTCCATTGGATTTGGCATCTGGCTTTGCGCTTGTTGCTACCAATTGTGTGATTGACCAATATGGTCGCATTGGTTCACGCAAAGGCTACACAAGACTAAATTCATCAACTGGCAATCTTGGTGCTAATGATGTTGGTGTGATGCATGAGTTAGTTCAGACTGATGGCACATTGACTGTTTTGTTTGCTGGCAACAATAAGTTGTTTAAGCTCGGTACTTCTAATGCAGTTACTGAGTTGACCTATGGGGGGGGTGGTACTGCTCCTACCATTACTGCAAGCAATTGGCAATGTGCCTCTTTGAATGGAATCACCTATTTCTTTCAAACTGGTCACGATCCATTGATATACGACCCTGCTGTAAGTACAACTACTTATCGCAGAGTGAGTGAGAAGTCTGGTTATGCGGGAACTGTCCCATCAGGCAACTTGGCAATTTCTGCCTTTGGTCGTTTGTGGGTTGCTAATACATCTTCTGACAAGACAACAGTAACTTTCTCTGATTTGCTTACTGGTCACATTTGGACTGGTGGAACTTCTGGTTCATTAAATGTTAACCAGATTTGGCCTAATGGTGCTGATGAAGTTCAGGCTTTGGCTGCTCACAATGGATTTTTGTTTATCTTTGGTAAGCGTCAGATTCTTGTTTATCAAGGTGCAACTACACCATCGACAATGACTTTGTACGACACCATTGGCGGTATTGGTTGCATGGCTAGAGATTCTGTTCAGACAACTAGCTCTGATGTTATTTTCTTGTCAAACAGCGGTATTCGTTCATTGATGAGGACTATTCAAGAGAAGTCTGCTCCAGAGCGTGATTTGTCTAAGAATGTCCGTAATGACTTGATGACAGATGTTGCGGCTCAAACATTGGCAAACATTAAGTCTGTCTACTCTGAGCGTGAAGGCTTTTACTTATTGACAATGCCATCCAATAAATCTGTTTATTGTTTAGATACAAAAGTGATTTTGCAAGATGGTACTTCAAGAGTAACTACTTGGGATTCAATCACTCCTACATCTTTGTTGTCTCGTAGGAATGGTGACTTATACATTGGTAAGAATGGTTATGTTTGTTCTTATAGCGGATATTTAGACCATGAGTCTACTTATCGCATGATGTACTACACAAACAATGCTGACCTTGGAAATGTCAATCAAGTATCTATCTTGAAAAAGATTTCTGCTGTTGTCATTGGTGGCACAAGTCAGACTGTTTCAATTAAGTGGGGCTTTGACTTTAAAGCCAACTACTTGAGTGCTAATGCTTCTATTCCATCTCAGGGTGTTGCTCAGTATGGAATTGCTGAGTATGGCGCTAATGGCAGTCCAGTTGCTTACTATTCTGATGGCATTGCTTTGCAAACATTGACAGTTTCTGCAAGTGGGTCAGGAAAAGTTGTACAGACTGGTTATGAATCAGACATAAATGGAGCGCAGTTGTCGATCCAGAAAATTGAAATCCAAGCTAAGAACGGGAAGATAGCATGAGCGACTACACCAAAAGCACGAATTTTGCGACCAAAGATAATCTTAGTCCTGGCAATGCTGCAAAGATTGTTAAGGGTACTGAGATTGATACCGAATTTAACAATATCGCTATTGCAATTGCGACTAAGTTTGATTCGTCTAATGCTCCAACAGGATCGGTTGTTGGCACTACAGATACTCAAACTCTGACAAACAAGACTTTGACAAACCCAACCATCAACAACTATACAGAAGGTGTTGTTGCTATTGGTACTGTTACTAGCTCAAACACTTTGTCATTGACAAATGGTACTGTTCAGACTGCTACTTTGACAGCATCTACAGCTTGCACATTCACAATGCCTACTGCTACAGCGGGTAAGTCGTTTATCTTGTTGCTCAAACAAGCGGCTTCTACTGGTGGCGGTACTGCTACTTTTACTAGCGTTAAATGGAATTCAGCATCTGCTCCAGTAGTTACGACTACAGCGGGAAAGATGGATATTTTCTCGTTTGTGTCTGATGGCACTAACTGGTATGGAACAGTCGTACAAGGGTACACACCATAATGTTTGCCGCACTAAATACTTTTTTAACTGGTAGTTCGTTTATTACTGGTCAAGCAGAATTTACAACTGCAGGAACATACAGTTGGGAAGTCCCATTGGGTGTGTCTTCAGTATGTGTTGTCTGCGTTGGTGGTGGTGGATCAGATGGCGCTGCTGGCAGTAATTCATCATTTGGATCGTTTGTTATCGCAAATGGTGGCGGTGGTGGAACTTTTGGAAGTCCTGGTACTGGTGGTTCGGGCGGTAGTGGTAGTGGATCAGCAAGTGGTTTAGTTGTATTGACTGGTGGAGCTGGAGGCTCTGGAACAACAAATCCTTTCAATTCTCCGTCAACTGGTTCATCTGGTACTGTTTACACAGGCGGAAGCTCTGGAAGTGCGTCTACTGGTGGAACTGCAGGCGGATATAGCGGTAGTTCTGCAGTTGGTGGAACTGGTGGCAATGAAGCCACAATTCTATGCTCTGCTGCTGGTGGCGGTGGTGGCTATTGGACTGGCTCTGGTGGCCCATACGAGGCTGGTGGTGGCGGTGGCGGTGGCGCTTATATTGGAAACAATGGTTCAACCAATGGTTCGAATGGTGGCGAAGGCAAATATGGCGGCCTCGGTGGAAATTATGGCGGTGGCGGTGGCGGCATTGGTTGGAATAACTTTTCTGGCGGTGGCGGTGGAGGCGGTCTTGCTTACGCAAACAACATATATGTCTCTAATGGGTCAACAATTACTGTTGTAGTTGGTGCTGGTGGAGCTGGTAGTTATTACGATGGCGGCAGATCAGGCGCTGTTCGAATTATTTGGGGTTCTGGTAGATCATTCCCAGCGACAAATATTGGCGATTTGTAAGGAAAAATCATGGCAGTAGATCAAAAGATTATTGATAGCCTAGTTCAGCAAATTCTTGCTACTAGCGACTCATCTAAATGGGGTGGTGATGGCAAAGGTTCTGCCAAAGCCAACGCAACTGACATGGCTAACATTCTTGCAAAAGCGGGAATTACTGATGTCAAGCAACTTGGTGTTAAGCAAGAAGTTATCCCTGCTATGTATGGTGAGGGATTGAATGAGCCTGAGCGAGTTGTCAATAAGTACTTTAACAAAGCAACAGGCAAAGAACTTGATAACACCTATGGTGAAAGACAAATTGGTAATTTCTTTGGCGGTACTTATACGGGCAAAGGCAATACTGGTTATGGTGTTGTTTTTGATGCTCAAGGAAATCCTCAATTCTTTACATCTGGTGCATCTAGCTCTGATTTAACAAAAGACACACTTCTTGCACTTGGTGTAATGGGTGGTATTGGTCTATTAACAAGCGGTATTGGTGCTGTTGGTACTGAGGGTTTGTTAGGTAGTGCAACAGAAGCGGCAAGTGTTGGCGCTACTGAAATTGGTGGTGCATTGGGCGCTGAAGGTGGTCTTGCGGGTTCTACTGTCACAGGAATGGGCGGTGGTACTGGTTTAACAGCTGGTTCAAGCGGTTTAGGCTTAAATGCGGCAGGAACAGCGGGACTTGGAGCTTCTGGTACTGGAGCAGGAATTACAGCGGGTACTGGTTTAACAGGAACTGGTGTATTGACTGGTTCTACTCTTGGTACTGGATTGCTTGGTGGTGCGGGAACTGTCGCAGGATTGACTGGTACAGGAGTTCTTGCTGGTTCTGAACTAGGTACTGGTTTACTTGGTACAACAGGAACTGGATCATTAACTGGTACTGGTATATTAACTGGTTCTGAATTGGGTACTGGATTATTAGGTACTGGATCAGGAACTGCAGTTACTACTGGTGGCGTTACTGGATTAACGCCAGTAACTAATCTTGGCCCTACTGCTTTAAATACTGGTGTAACCCCAACAACAACCCCTATAACAACTCCGACTACTACACCGACTACTACACCGACAACAACACCAACAACACCAACTACTACTCCTACGCCTACAGGATTGTTTAATGGATTAACTGCTCAACAATTGGCTGGGTTAATTTCTGGTGGTCTTGGTACTGTTGGTGGTTTGATGCAACAACAGACTTCTAAAGAAGCTGCACAAGCCGCACAACAGCGTATTGATGCTGAGACTGCTGCCGCTAAACAAGCCGCACAATTCCGTCCTGTTGGCATGACAACAAGGTTTGGCACTTCTAGCTTTAAATATGATCCTGTTACTGGTCAGATGATTAGTGCAGGATATGAATTAACTCCTGAAGCTAAAGCTCAACAAGATCGTTTGATGGCTTTGTCTGAGCAAGGTTTGACACAAGCAGAACAAGCACAAGCACAGTTTGCTCCTTTGCAAACAGGCGCTCAAAGTTTGTTTACCCTTGGTAACAAATACTTGGCTCAGAGTCCTGAGGAAGTTGCTCAACGCTACATCAACCAACAGATGAACTTATTGCAACCAGGTCGTGAACTTGAATTGGCTAACTTGCAAAATAAACTGATGCAACAAGGTCGTTCTGGTTTGGCAGTTGCTCAAGGTGGTAGTTATGGTGCTACAACACCTGAACTTCAGGCTTTGTTTAATGCTAGAGCAGCACAAGAAGCTAAATTAGCGGCAGATGCTGAATTGGCTGGTCAACAACAAGTCACATTTGGTGCAGGATTATTGACCAAAGGTGCGGGAGCAATGGGCGACTATTATGGTGGTCAAGAGAAGGCTTATGCACCTTACACAATGGCTTCTACTAAAGCTCAAGGATTGGAAACATTAGCTCAGAAACCATTCACAATGAGTACTGATCTTGGTCAATTAAGCTCAACTGCTGGAGCAAGAGTTGGTCAACTGGGATTGCAAGGCGCTGATTACAGTACAAGATTGGCAACTGGTTCAGCAGCCACTACAAATCCATATTCAACAGTACTAGCTGGTTTGAGTGATCCTAACTCAACAATTAGCCAAGGCATTGCTGATTACATTAAGAAAAATTGGCTATAAGGAGAAAAACATGGCAGATATTATTCCTAGCTTGTTCGGGTTAACTCCTGAAATGTATGGTCAGCAACAGCAAATGGGTGCTATGAATCGTGGCATTCAGTTGGCTCAAATGTCTCCAGAGGCTCGTGGTGCGGCTATGACCTATTCAGGCGCTGCTGGTCTTGGTCGTGCTGTTGGCGGTTTGCTTGGCGCTGAAGACCCACAATTGAAGTTAATTAGCACTCGAAATGCTATTGCTCAACAGATTGACCAAACTAACCCTGAGTCGATCCTTAAAGGCGCTCAAATGTTGGCACAAGCTGGTGACCAACAAGGTGCTATGGCACTAGCGGATTATGCTCGTAAGGCACAAAGTGAAAGAGCTTTAACACAACAGCGTATGGCGGAAAAAATGACACCAGAACAGCGTAATGCATTGGCATTTGCTTCTAGTGTTGCAGAACCTGGCACTCCACAGTTCAACCAAATTTATCAAAAGACTTTATCTGAGCTAATCAGCAAAGAGAAGCCTGAGTTGACATCTCCCGAAATGAAGAATGCCAAAGCATTGGCTTTATTGGAAGGCCCAGAAGGTTCTCCAGCATTTAATGCAAAATACGCATCTGAACTACAGCGCTTGACAACTAAAGCAGAAGGCAGACCGCTCATTAAAGAAATTGGTGTTGCTGAAGGTTCAAGAGAGCCTGTCTATACCTATCAAGAAGGAAATAATCCTCCTCAACAGATTATTTATAAGACTGTTAATGGCAAACAGACAATGATTCCATATACAGGCGGTGTTGATAGAACTACTGCTAAAACTAGTGTTGGCGTTAAGTTGCCTGAAGGTGAATCAGAGTTTGTTAAAGCACTTGGTAAGAAAGATGCAGAACGAGTTGATGCCGCAATTACAACTCGTGATACAGCAGTTTCTTCTATCAATTCACTCAATAAATTGGCACTTTTACCAGACAATGAGTTGATTACAGGCCAATTTGCAACAGGTCGTGTTGGCGCTACAAACTTGCTTACAACACTTGGATTGGCTTCACCTAGTGATGCTAGAAAACTAGCTTCTAGTCAAGAATACCAAAAGGTTGCTGGCGATGTTATTTTGCAAACACTTGGTGGTAAATTGGGTTCTGGCTTTTCGAATGCTGATCGTGAGTTTATTCAAGGTCTTATTCCTCAACTTGAAACAAACCCTGCTGCTCGTAGACAACTTATTTCTTTTATGCAAGCAAAGAATCAAGAAATTATTGCTGAAACAATTAGGCTTGAAAACTATGCTCGTGACAAAAAAGGTTTGTCAGGATTTACGCCTAAGATTCCAATGTCTGTTGCACCTAGCCAGCCAAGACCATATTCTGGCTTGAGTGATGCTGAACTTAATGCAAGAATTAGAGCCGCACAAGCTCAACAACCACAATAAGGGGTGAAACATGGCTGACAATTTGGCAGAACTCATTGCTGAAAGAGAAAGACGAGCTGGTCGAGTTACTGGCGGTGTTGGTAGTGTTCTTGAGCCTAAGAAAGAAACTACAACTCTTGATGAGGTCAAAAAGGCTGTTACATCACTTCTAAAAGGCTCTACAAAGGGTGTTATTGACATCATTGGTGGTTGGGGAAACCTATACGATGTAATCAAGGAAAGCAAAGAGCCTAATCCTTTGTCTAGTCGTGGATTAGTCAATGCCATCTCTAGAGCTGGTGGCCCTGATCTAATGAAGTTAGAAGGCTACAGGGGTTTGTATGACATTGGTCAGGCAGGCGCTCCTGCGGCTTTGATGACTGCTGTTGCACCAGGCAGTAGTTTGTTTAACTTGTCTACTCCTGCTCGTACTGCTGCGGCTGAATTTACGACTGCGGGTGGATTGGGATTGTTGTCTCAACAAGTTGCTCCTGAGAGTGCCGCTGCTCAACTCACAATGCAAACCTTACCTTACTTGGTTAAGGGTGGTGTTAGTGGCTATCGTTCTAAAGCACAACAAGACAAGATTGAAGAATACAAAAAGTTACTTCCTTCTGGTGACAAGAACATCTTTGAAGAGTTTATGCTTCGTGGACAGGCATCTTCTGATCCTGTCATTGCCGCTGACATTGCTCGTCTTTCACGCTCACCAAAGTATTTGGAGTTGATTACAGCTTTAAATGAAGGTGCTGCGAAGAAGGCTGTTATGGGTATTGAGCCTAAAGGCGCTCCATTAACTCAAGAACAAGCTAAAGTAGGAATTATTCAAAGCATTCAAAACAAACTTGAAGGTATGCGTGATAGCAAAACATCAGGCTTGTTTGAAAAAGCAAAAGGTTATGGTGCAAAAACACCTTTGGTTGACCCATCTACAACAATAGCAAACATTGATGGTTTGATTGCTAGATATAGTGAGCAAATGACACCTAATGCAGATCGTGCTGTTCAAGTTCTTGAAGGCATGAAACAGCGTTTACTTACAGAAGTAGCGGTTAGCCCTGAACAAGCGGCATTCAAAGGGGTTGCAGGCCCAGTAGAGACTACAAACAAGCGTACTGTTGAGCAAGTTCAAGGAATCTTGTCTGAGTTTGGCAAGAAGGCATCTGCTGGTGACAACTTAATCAAAGATTTGTCTATCTCTGATGAACGAATCATTTCAAGTGCTATTTTTGGTGGCATGAAAGAAGATTTAAGAAACGCTATTAAGACCTCTACTGGTAAAGATAAAGCGGCTCTTAATTTGCTTGCTGAAGCTCGTAGTCGTGTTGAGAAGTCAAGTACAGCATATCGTGAAGCAATTGCTCAAGGAATGCCTGCTTTCTTGCAAAACAAGACGCTTGCGGATATATCGCCTGAAGAGCTTTTTGCGACCTATAAAGCATTGACTCCAAACCAAAGAGCAACAATGCGTTCATGGGTTGAGAATACAGATACAGCCGCTTTGAATGTTCTTGATAAACAAGTATTTGATGACTTTGTTGCAAAAGCAAAAACACCGAATGCTACTGGTGTAGAAACTGTCAATTTGGAGTTGATGTCTAAAAACTGGCGTGGGCTTAGTGAAAATGATCGTGACGCTTTGGCTACTGCTCTTGGTACTAATGCTTCAGAGTTTGGCAATCGAATGAAAGATGCTGAATTGATGACACGCAAGATGAGTGTTGTTAAGCCTACAGAGCCACCGATTATTGGCGGTGAAACTGTTCGTGAAGCATCTGCTGTTTTGGGTGCTACAGGAGGTTATTCAGCATCTAAGGTTGGTCAACTAGGCTTGGATATTGTTAATTCGTTTAGCAAGGGTGGTTTGAATGAAGACCAACTGATGAAGGCTTTGTTGACTCCAGAAGGCGCTCAATTCTTGAAAACTGCAGCGTTGAGTCCAAGGTCTGCTAATGTTTTGTCAGATTTGACCAAAATGGAAAACACAAATCCTGTTGCTAAGTGGATGGTTGGAACTACTGCCAGGTTTGGCCCAAGAATGGGTAGTGCTGAACAACCTACTGTTCAAACAGAACAAGAGGCGATGGCTGGTCAAAATGAACTTGCTGAGTTGCTTAAAGAACAGCAATTGCGTCAAGGACAACCACAGACTGAGCCTTTGCAGTAATGTTTGAATGGACTGTTGAGTATTTAGCGGCAGTCCTTCTTAGTTGTTTTGTCATTTACTGTAGTTATATTGTTGTATGGGCATTTCCATGATCGCCTTTCTCTTGGCGGCAACCATTGAATACCGATGTGTTAAATGGACTTGGACTGGCAATGCGTTGAACCGCAGAGTAGTCTGTCTCAAGTGGGAGAAGAGAAAATGATTGATCCGATTAGTGCGTTAAATGGCTTACAGAACGCCATTTCGATGGTTAAGAAGGCTAGTAAGGTAGCCAATGATTTAGGCGGTCTTGCCCCAATGATTGGCAAGATGTTTGATGCTAAGAGTGTTGCCACTAAAGCGATGCTTGAAGCCAAGCGTGAAAAGCGTGGTTCAAACATGGGTGCTGCTCTACAGATTGAGATGGCACTTGAGCAAGCCAGAGCGTTTGAAGAAGAACTCAAGATGTTGTTCATGCAGACAGGCAAGATTGATGTCTGGAACAAGATTAAAGAGCGTCAAGCTGAGATGGACAGGGATGATGCTAAAGAGATAGCTGCCTTGAGAGCCGCTGAGAAGAAAGCTAAACAAAAAGAAGAAGAGATGCAAGAGTGGGCAATCATCATTGGTGGCATTGTCTTTGTTCTGTTTTTGGTGTTCATTGGCATCAACGAGCTAATGAGTCTATGTCCTAAAGGAGGATGCGGAAGATGACATACTTTGATGTATTTCTTTGTGCTGCTGTTCCTTTAAACTATTTTTTTTGGATAGTTGTTTATCCATATTTGAGCAATGAATGAGTATCAAAAACAATTTGATATGTTTCTCAAGGTATTCATTTACGGGTGTGTTGCTTGGTGGTTTCTAGGTTTTCTAAAGTTCTTACCTGATGACTTATCAAACAAAATTGTGGCACTTTTATTGGGGAAGATTGGGTTATGAAAATATCAACTTACCAACAAAATGCAAGGATGCTTTGGGAGGCTCATCGGGTGATCCACCAACAGAATATGGCAAGGTTAGCCGAGCTGAACAGACAAGCAGACCAACAACAGAAAGCCCAAGAGATCAAAACCCATTGGATTAAGAACTCGCAAGTGGATGTAATGGTATGAGATATTTGCTTTTGTTATTGCTGTTAACTGGCTGTGAAGACAGATATCGCTATAAGTGCCAAAACCCTGACTACTTCCATGCCGAAGAATGTCAAAAGCCTAAATGCTTGTTTACTCAGCAATGCCCAGAATACTTGGTAGCACCAATTCTTGAGAAAAAGGTTAACGATGTCCAACCAGAAAATAAACCTAACCCCTGACGAAATCGAAGTACGAATCTGGGGTTTTGTCGTTATTGCAGTAACCCTAATTCTTTGCTTCATCGTTGTCGCCTTGCTCTACTCTGTCACATTTGTGACACAGCCTATCAAGAGTATGGCCCCGATTGACCAAGCCTACACAAAAATGCTCAACGACATCGTTTTGTTGATTGTTGGCGGTATTGGTGGCGTGATGAGTAAGAGAGCAGTAGCCGCAGGATCAAAGGCTTTTGGAGCGCCTCAACCTCCAATGCAACCAATGTGTCAACCAATGGGCAATAACGGCTCTATGGGCGGTTTTAACGCTTCCTATGCACCTCCACAGTCTGCTTATGGTTTGCCAAGCCAACCTTTTGGTGCAATGCCTGTTTGGAAGAATCCTGAATTGGATGAATCTTGGACACCTGGACCACCACCAACGACTCCACCTGACCACTTGGAAGACGATGAAGAGCGTGTTGAGTTGGCTAAAGCCCGTGAGGAGGCTGAGTAATGCTACCCATACCTTTACCTTGGTTAATAGTCGGTGTTCTCATTTCCTTATTTGGAACTTACAGGGTAGGACACCACTATGGATGGTTAGAGCGTGATGGCGATATGAAGATTGCCATTGCCAAAAAGAATGATGAAGCTCGTCAGATAGAGCAAAACATGAACGAGAAACTTAACCAACAATCTGCAAAATTACAGGAGGCTAATGATGCCATCAACAAAAAAACTACTGCTCTTGCTGTTGCCAATCGTGCTGGCAAGCTGCGCCTCTGCCCCACAAGTAACATACAAACCACCTCAAGTGCCTCCATTACCAGCACAAATACAGAAACAACCAGTCAATCTGACAGACCGACTGACACAGCTTCTGATGCCGAAAGAGCAACCATCGAAGCCATCGCAGAAATAGTAGCCCAAGGGGATAAAAATACTGCTGCTTTAAATGCTTGTGTGGACTCGTACAACCAGATGAGAGACTTGTTAAATGCTAAGGCGCAGTAGGATGCCATGTTTTTTTGGCATTTATATAAGCATCTCTAGCATCTTCTGGAGTCTTGAATCTACCAAGGTTTTTTTGCATTCCATTGACTTGAATATGTGCTTGCCAAAGCAAAGTTCCTTTGATTGCGGAAACACCTAGATATGGATTTTTTCCTCTTGGACTTCTTAAGTTTTGTTGGTTTTCTGATGTTGTTACAACTCGTAAATTAGATATGCGGTTATCAATTCGGTTGCCATTTATATGGTCAATTTGACCATTTGGAAATTCTCTATGCTCCATAAACCAAGCAAGTCTATGTGCAAGATATTTTTTTCTATTGATTGTTATAAGAATATAGCCATTGTTTTGCGGAGTGCCTGCTGTTGCTCCAGATGGAACTTTGCTGTTAACTCGAACTTTCCACTTGAACATCCCTGTTTCTCGACAGTATTCAAGAATTTTAGAAACTTCTATAAAATCAAGATTGCTCATGCTGTTGTTCCTGTAAAACAATGGTATTTGAAGTGGGTAACGGGGACTGCAATCCCTGTTACTCGCGATTTTACTTTAAAGGTAAATTATGGTCAACGCTGAACAATTAGCTAAATTACACATTGGCCCAGAATGGGTTGATGGTTTAAATGCAACATTTGAAAAATTTGACATTATGACTCCGTTGCGAATGGCTGCATTTATCGGTCAATGCGCACACGAGTCTGGAAATTTCAAACTTTTATCAGAAAATTTGAACTATCGTGCAGAGGCTTTGCAGAAGTTATGGCCCAAACGATTTGATGCCGCTAAAGCACAGGCTTGCGCTAGAAACCCTAAGTTGATTGCCAATACTGTTTACTCAAATCGTATGGGAAACAGGGATGAGGCTTCTGGTGATGGGTGGCGTTTCCGTGGTCGCGGTTGCATTCAGTTGACTGGTCACGCCAATTACTACCATGCTGGTCAAGCCTTGGGTGTAGATTTTGTTATGAACCCTGAGTTAGTGGCTACTCCAATGTATGCCGCACTAACAGCAGGGTGGTTTTGGAACACTCACAAGCTAAACCAATATGCTGATTCCAGAGACTACAAAACCATGACTAAGAAGATAAATGGTGGTTTTATTGGTCTTGCAGACAGGGAAAAGCATATCAATCATGCTCTAGCAGTTCTTACTGCTTGACAAAGATGCCTTCTTTAGTTAGATAGCCTTTGCGGTCTTTAATCTCCTCGTAAGCGCCTTTAAAGCACTCTACAAGGTCTAAATCCGCACAAGCGCAACCCATTACTAGGGTAACGAGAATATCTCCGTATGCGTCTGCCATTGCCGCTCTATCGTTATTTCTGATGGCATCAATGAGTTCATCAAGCTCTTCTTGAGTCTTGATTGCTTGAGCAGCGGCAGTAGAGTTCTGGACAATGCCTCTATCCTCTCCCCATTGAATAACTTTCATTTCTGTATTGGCATAGCTCATTTAAGTCTCCTAAATTGTTCTTTAATCATTTCTGGTGGTGGTGGAGTCATTTTCTCACTTGGAGGAGTCCAACCATGTTTCTTCCAAAGTGCTTGGACATCCGATCCAGACTCCCATTTAAAGTCTTTCAAAGGGATTGAAGGATAGCTAATCTTTGAATGTGGAGGTAATTCAATCATGCTGTCCACTCTCTTTCTGAACGACCAGAATCTGATTTGACTGTCTTACCAGTTAACTTGATAAGCCCAATCTTTTGCATTTCATTTAAGCGCCTGGCAACCTGATTTGAGTCTAGGTTTGTCATGGCTGAGATTCCATCTTTACCGAGTGGCCCATAAGTCTGTAGGCACTCTAAGATGATTTGGAAATGTTGAGTAGCAACAGGCTTTATTGATTCTGCCGCCTCATGTGATGTTACAGGGTCTGTTTTCCTTACTCTAGGAAATTCAGACAAGTTGAACATTCTGTCAAAAGCACTTTTAATATCCATTATTAACTCCTATTTATTGAATTGGTGAAGCCTACTCGCTGCGTCTGTGTCAGTCTTAATTGGACTGTGTAATTCCCTACATTACTCGGGTCACAGCATCCGCTTTCAGCTTCGTAAACTATCAGAAGGGCAAATCAGAATCGTCATCAAAGCCAGTAGCTTTGGAACGCTCAGACATCTTTACTTTCTGTGGTGCTTGTGCCTCTTTTGGAGACAATGCAAGACCCATAAACTTGCCTGACTTACCTTCTTTAATCCATGCTGATAACCAGAAGTCTTGACCATTTACTGTCAGATTTCCTTTGTAATCAGGATGGTTTCCTGTTTCTTTCTTGTCGTTTTTGAACAAAACGCCTGAGTTGTCACGCTTTTCCATTAAATTTCCTTAGCTTTCTTGATTTGTGAACGCACTTTGCTTGGCAGCAATCCCCATAAAGCAACCTTTTGGTCAGCTTCTAAGTTCTCTGCTTCCATCTTCTCAAGCCCTTGTTTTCCATCAAGAGCCATGAGTTCCATTGCCAACTCTCGCAGATACTGCATCTCTTCTGGTGGAAGTGAGTCTGCAATGCCTTGTGTTGGCGTAATAACTACTGATTTACCTTCTTCTGGAACATCCTCACCGCTATACAAATATAGACCCAGTCCATGAAGTGCCAGGGCTTTTGTCATGCAGCGCATGATGGCTGTATTGACAGCAAAAGCATCAGGTTTAGGGATTGCTTTATTGCGATAGTCCATAACTGGCAATTGGCAAGTCATTGGCTTGTTGAACATGGTGACTGTCACAAACACCATTGCTGTGCCATTGATATCCATAAAGCACTTGCCATCAAACATTTCTACTTTGTATGATGCTGTAGGATCGGCTTTTAGAGCTTCTGCCCATGCCCAAGCCCATGAAAGGTAGGACAAGCCATTTTTCTTCTCAACATGATCGTTGACATTGGTTTTAAGTAACGCTTCTATTGACATATTAACTCCTGTAAGTTTCTAACTCTTCTTCAATGATTGCTTTTTGTTGGTCAAGGTATAAATCCTTGAACTGGATAAAGTCTGCTTCGTCACAGCAAACTATTCTGTTTCCCTTAATTGTCAAACAATAAGGACAGTAGTGGATGTCAGAAAACTCTTCCACATAGGTTTGAAATAGTGTTTTCATTAGTGCAGCTTGTCGTAAGCCATTTCCCAAAGAACATCACTTGCAAGATCAGAGAGTCTGTTTAACTCATCTTCTGTCAATGGTGTTCCATCTTCGTAACAGCCACTTGAAAAGTATGCGTCACTAAAGTCTGGATAATCCGCACTATCCACTCCATCTACTTCTAGGTCTACGACCTTTTTGCCATCCAAAATTGGCATATTGACTCCTATTAACTTGTTTATCAAAATTGTCCGTTTCTGCAATTCTCTGTTTAATGCTTGAACACACTAGATGAGCCAGAACTTCATTGCAACTTTTTAGCACGATGGACTTCGCACGGGAAAGCGCTCAACACCTCTAATATGCCATAGGTTTTGCAATTATTTAGTAGGGATAAACCCTAATATGCAAACAAAAAAACAACAGTAAGATACTGGTATGAACATCGAACAAATTGAACAAAAGTGCGCTGAGACATTGCTTGATTACGCAATCACAATGTGTTCAGCTTATGTGGATGATCCTGAAGACTTCAATGCCGCAGTAGTGGCTTTGCTCGCTAGGACTCTAGAAAACCACTTAAACAGACCAATTAACATCCAAGAAATGTACCAATGACACAAGCAAGAATTATTAAAGCTCTCCAGAATGGCCCACTAACCTCACATGAGTTGGCTAACCTGACTGGTATGCCACAAGCGACAGTCCTGTCAACAGCCAAGAAACTTCGCCACAAGGGTGAATTAACAACAGAGTTAGTCAAGGTTGGTAAGCATTGGATTGCTCAATATACCCTGTCAGACGATTTGATTGAGGCTAAGAAGCCAGAAGAGAAGCGCTGTCTGTTGAATCCGTTTGATATTCGCAATGCAAAGGGTATTTTTACCCCTGCTGAGTACCGAGTAATGAACGCTCAAGCTAAAAGGCTTTACAAGGGAAACCCTGATTTCACTAAACAGATCACAAATAATCAAAGAATTTAAGTTTACAAAGTAGAATAGTTTTGTTATTATGGAATCCAGCTAGGTGCGAAGTCATGAGCGCACCGAAAAGAGTTAACCCTTCTCCTGCTGGCAATTCCTTCAAAGGGTGGTTAAAAAAGCGGACAATATGCACTATTACCAGTTCAACATTGGTGACTACCAAAGTCACACCTCGCATCTTTCTGACATTGAAGATTTAGTCTACAGGCGTTTGCTTGATTGGTACTATCTTCACGAATGTCCAATACCTCTTAATGAAGCTGAAGTTTCAAGACAGATTAGGATGCGTTCGCATACCGAAAGCATTGCGATCGTATTGCAAGAGTATTTTGAACGCACAGATGATGGATGGATTCATCATAGGGCTAACAAGGAAATAGCTAAGGCAGATGACAAATCTGAGAAGGCTAGTGCCTCTGCTAAAGCTAGATGGAGTAAGAAAGATGCGAACGCATTGCCAACGCAATCCGAAAGCAATGCTACACATAACACATTACCCATTACACAAGACACAAAACCCATTAAAGAGAACAAGAAAGGCTCTCGACTATCTCAAGACTGGTTTCTTACTAAATCTTTAGGTGATTGGGCTACTCAGGAAAGACCTGATTTAGATGTTCGTCAAGTTGCTGAACAGTTCAAAGATTATTGGATTGCTCAACCTGGTCAAAAAGGTGTGAAGTTGGATTGGGATGCTACTTGGCGTAATTGGGTGAGAAACACAAAAGCAGTTAAAGCCAATCCTGCTGACATTGGCAGGGTCACAGTTCCTGCATCAAATGAGCCTGATGCGGCTTTATTGAAGATTAAAGAAGACGATAAAAAAGCTGCGCCCATTCCGCTTGAGGTGTTGGCAAAGATGGCTGAACTAAGGAGAAAAGCGTGAATTACTACGATGCCATGAGACTGCTAGACAAGGTTCGTGAAGGCGTACCTTACCCTCTTCATCTGATAAACAAAGCCTTAGAGCTTACTGGCGACCTAGAGTAAACACCTATGGCATACAGCCGAAAAACAATATCCAATGAGAGCGACAGAGTTGTTCTTGAGAAAGCAGAAGCTCGGGAAATGTTCCGAACTTGGCAGACAAACCAAGATAACGACTTTGTTCGTGCCAGATTAGAAAGATGTGAACGCATTTATGGCATTGGAGCTAGAGACAGAGTAAGAAATTACATGACTCTTATGAAAAATGGAACTATTGAATAGGCTTTAACATGAATTTATTACTTGAAACATCTATTGCTTGGCAAAAACAAATAAGAGAAAAACGCAGATCGGAAAATTTAGATTCTGATTTGCTTGGAGATTGGTGGTCAAAAATTGATACTGACATCAAAAAAGCAGAAGTGCGTGAAGTCAGCTATCAGATGGCTGAAAAAATTATCAAAGATTATGAATGGCTTGGCTGTATGCCTGCAGTTGTTTGGCATTGCTATGGCATTTTCTTTGAAGGATTTTGTGGTGGAGTTGTATGTTATGGGCCTGAATACTCAGAGAACCTTGGAAAGATAACCAGAGAAAAAGGACTGGCTGGCGCTGATTGGAGCAAATATGGATATGAGGGAAAGATGATTTTATTAAGTCGTGGCGCTTGTGTTCATTGGGCACATCCTCATAGCGCAAGCAAGTTGATTAGACAAAGTATGAAGATGTTGCCAAAAAAATACGAGGTTGTTACATCTACTGTTGATGAAGCTGCTGGAGAAATTGGGACTATTTATCAGGCTTGCGGCTTTACTTATGTCGGCTCAATGCGGGATGGAAACCCTAATGTAAAAAGCAGAAAATTAGATCGTGATGGATGGTTGATAAATGGCAAGATTTGGACATCCAGAAGCATTAGAGCTGTTTGCGGAAACACTCAAATTGAAAATATTAAGAAGCACTTTCCTACTGTTGAAAAGGTAAAACAACACAGCAAAGGAAGATATTTTGCTTTCATTGGTAACAAGTACACACAAAAAAAACATTTAAATGCAATTCAGCATTTGATAAAACCATATCCTAAAAGAACATTAAAGGAATTGACATGAGTTTCATGGTCACATTCAAAGTAGACGCTAACCCTGTTGGCAAACAGAGAGCTAGGTATGCAAAGCGAGGAAACTTTGTTCAAACTTACACCCCTGACAAAACCCGCAACTATGAGTCTTTAATCAAAGAAGCAGCCATACAAGCGATGGGTAGCAATGAAATCCTAGAAACCCCTGTAAACCTTTATCTGTATATAAGAGCGCCTATCCCTCAGTCGTACTCAAAAAAGCGCTCAGAAGCCTGTTTAAACGGCTCAGAGAAGCCAATTAAGAAGCCTGACGCATCTAATGTGCTGAAAAGTGTAGAAGATGCCATGAATGGAGTGGTTTATAAGGATGATTCTCAGATCGTGAATATCCATGTTGCGAAGGTTTATTCAAGTCTTGCGGGTGTTGATATTTGTGTAAAAGAATGCTTGGACTAAGGGTTTTACCTAATAGATTTATTGTTTAACAAGAGTAAATTAACAGTTTTTAACAGGAGTCAATGATGAACACATGGGAATTTGATACAACTACTGGCGAAGGTAGCGAGATCGTAAAAGTAGTCTATGAGTACGAGCAGGACAAAGATTCAACCTATAGCGAGAACATTCGTGAAGTCTGGTTTGAAGGTCGCAATGTCATCGGATTGTTCTCTGCTGAACACTTCAAAGAGTTAGAAATGGAAGCGTCCATGCGCTTTCACCACCACAAGCTCAACTACAAATACGAGGATGTATGAGTTTTGAGTGGAAACTGATACTTTCTGGCATTGCAGTATTTTGGTTATGGATTTACTCAATTTGGAGGTTTTATGGGTAAAGGTTCAATTCCTCGTCCGTTTCAAGTAAGCAATCAAGAATATGCAAATAGATGGGATGCCATCTTTGGAAAAGATAATGACTCGCAAAAAAACAAAGAGAAAGCATTGGAATTTGATCGATCCATTGACCCATGCGATAGTGGGAGCAGCGATAACCCAGAGGGACAAGCTGGACAAGCTCAGAACCCTTGAATACTCAGCCCTAGAGTCAATAACCAAAGGTCAAGGAACAATCCAAGATTGGAGAACCCTAGTCGATGTATTGAATCTGTCGGAAATGATGGCTAGAAGTGGAATCGGGCCAGAGGTACTGCCAGTATGCGAGAAAGCTCAAAAAGCACTACATGAAGCGGCAATTAGGTTTGAAAAGACTAAAAAGCTCGGATTAAGTGGTGAGGGAATACAAGCTGTAAGGGACTTAATCGAGTATGCAGACCTTCAACAATCGAGTATTTCAAGGTCAGAATTTGAGAGATATATCCAAAAGACCAAGAATTACATTAAATCACATGGTGACAAAGTGGTGGAAATAACATGATTCACTATCACGGATTACCAATAACTCCTGCAACAGTAGCTGTTAAGGCTATCGAGAATGGTCATGCTTTTGTGTCATTTGCACATTCTGACCAATTATCAGCAGCGATTGAAGTTTGTCAGTCTTTTGCAATTGATAACGGAGCTTTTTCAGCCTGGCGATCAGGAAAACCAATAACCGATTGGCAACCTTTTTACGATTGGTCGCTTAATCTAAAGAAAGTTCCATCATGCGACTTTGCTGTGATTCCTGATGTTATTGATGGGAATGAGGCAGATAATGACGCTTTGTTGAAAGACTGCCCATTACCAAATTGGTTTGGCGCTCCAGTTTGGCATATGCACGAATCACTAGAACGCTTAGAACAACTAGCAAACACCTATGTTCGAGTTTGTATTGGAAGTTCTGGAGAGTTTTCAACAGTAGGAACTCAAAACTGGTGGGTAAAAATGAGCCAAGCCATGAGGGTAATTTGCGATGACATGGGAAGACCAGCTTGCAAACTTCATGGATTGAGGATGTTAGACCCTGCAATATTTACAAAATTGCCATTTTCATCAGCAGACAGCACAAATATCGGCAGAAATGTTGGAATTGATGTGCATTGGAAGCATGGAAACTATCTACCGCCTACAAAAGAGGCTAGAGCACAGATCATGCGATCACGAATAGAGGCATTTAACGCCCCTTCACAATGGAATTTTTATCAACCTATGGAACAGGAAACTCTTTTATGATTTTTGCCTTAATTGCTTATGCTTTAGCAATGGTTTCAGCCAATCTTTTGGTAGCTACTTTTGGCCCTTCAATAAGTCCAATAAACGCTTTCTTCTTAATAGGACTTGATTTAACACTTAGAGATTGGCTTCATGTCAGACTAAAAACATGGCAAATGGGTAGTTTGATTGTTGGAACTGGCTTAATTACCTATGCTCTTAACCCTGCTTCAGGAATGATTGCAATAGCTTCAGCAACATCATTTTTGGTGGCTGCAATGGTAGATTGGGCCGTATTTGTAAAAACTACTGGCACATGGCTAAAAAGGACAAATGTTTCAAATACCGCTGGCGCTGCAGTAGATTCTGTTTTGTTCCCGACCATTGCTTTTGGCGTGTTGATGCCCGAAATTATTGCTTTGCAATTCTTAGCCAAGGTGTCTGGTGGAGCTATCTGGGCGTTTGGATTGGCAAAAATACAACAACCTGAGAAAACAGTATGAGTGATAGCCCACACAAGGCGATACAGTTTCTGATAGATACGAGTCCTCTGTACGCCAAAGCAAAAGCAGATCGTATGTATCTTGAGGAGTTTCGCAAGAGCAGAAAAGCCCAACTCATGGCACAAGCTGGCACAGAAGTACTTGGAAAACAAGAAACCTATGCTTATGCTCACCAAGATTACATAGAAATACTCAATGGTATCAAGGAAGCGGTCGAGAAAGAGGAGAAATATCGGTGGTTGATGACTGCAGCTCAAGCAAGGATAGAGGTTTGGAGAACCGAACAATATAGCGCCCGCATGGAAGTGAGAGCGACTCAATAGGATGCAAAGCAAAAATAAAGCAAAGCCCACCAATGGGGAAAAACAACACATTGAGCGAATCAAGGGGATGTCTTGCATTATTTGCGACTCACCACCACCAAGTGAATGCCATGAAATTCACCAGGGACAATGGTTTACATCAATGCCATTATGTGCTGATTGCCATCGTGGAAGCATTAACGGGATACATGGGCAGAAAAGGCTTTGGTCTGTCTACAAAATGGATGAATTGGCAGCACTCAATGAAACGATACGGAAATTGTGCGAGCAAATACCGCTAGAAGCCGATAAAAACCCGTTTTAAGGCGTTTTTTAGCATTGGTGCATGGTTGGTAGCATGGACGAAAAAAAAGCCTATAAAGGCTTAAATTTAAGACAATAAAAAACCCTCACAATGGAGGGTTAGTTGGTTATCGTTTAGTAAGTATTCGAAGGACTAGGGCAATGCAAGCATAGATCATTGAATCCCCTTAAATTTGTTTTAACTTAATAACCCGTGCCATTTTTTGGCCATGCGCTGGATAGGCAATCAATGGGACATCTTTAGACCAACAAGCCCTGCAGCCATTACAGTTTCCCCCGTGCTTATAAGCTTCGCATAATTGAACACCTTCACGGGCTTGAAAAGTGGCAGCGTCTGGGCCAATAACCGAACCATGCAAGCCCTCAATGTATTCACCTTGGATAGAATCACTTGAAAAACGAACCTTCACATTAGGCAAAGCTTCCATTTGAGCAAAAACATGGGCAAATTTAGGGAATTTATGCATTCTGGTGGGCAGCCAATGATTACACCAAGGTGTCCGAATCATTACTTCAAGGATTTTTTCCGCTAATCCAAGGGTATAAACATCACCAGAATCAAACCAGCGGAAATAACGATCTTGATCAAGCTCTGAAACCATGTCAGACACCCAGTCTAAGCGCTGCCAGTCTTCACGATTAGACAATCTTGGGGCTTTCACATTAGGATAATTGTAATTTCCAGTAGTGGCATAGCATCCCTTGCAAGCATCGACAAGCTCACCAGGTGCTGCCCACGAACCAGGACAGGTGTCCAAAGCTTGCAAACTCCACGAACGGGCATTTAATTTTGAAGTATTTGAGATTTTGATCATTATTGACACCTATTGAATTGAAAAAATATTACTTTATGAGTACATCGAAGTACGCTAGAAGCCCGATACAGAGACACAGACCTAAAGCGATGGCTGTTAAATAGTCGAGAAGATCATTTTTCATGGTTTAACCTCTTTTATAGTGGATCGGACGCTCATAAAGTCCGCGCTCGTCTCTATAAATGGAAATGTAATAACCATATTTTGAGCCATCATCGTAAGTTTGACCGATAGTTTGACCATAGGCTATCGGAGTACATGGCCATGCATGAGTAAGCTTCTCAGCTTCTAAGGCTTCTGAAAGTGTAGGAAAGAAGTTTTGTTTCATTATTGACACCTATTGAATCGCACTTTCCGATTGAAAGTAGGGTAAGAATAGCACCAAAAAATAAAAAAAACATAGGGACAAACCCTTAGATGATAGAATTTATTTAATTAATTATCAGACAAGGGAAAACATGGCTAGACCTCCCAAAATTGATACTGTTCAGTTTCGTAGGAAATTAGACAACCCAAAACGACAGATTCTTTTAACAGTTGGACAGGGTAATATTTCACAGGGTTTCGAAAACCTATTAGCCCTTTACCAACATTTGCATTCATTGGGTTATAGGATAGATGAACCATTTGACAGACTAGGGTTAGTTACTAACAATGTCGGAAATAAACAACAGCCCTGAATGAGTGAATCATTAGGGAAGGATAGAAGGGATAGTAAAGGGAAAGATAGGGTAAACAGAATGTTAGATAAAAAGACAAGTACCCTAGAAAAGGTGCTTCACTCTCTTACCTAAACGCAAATGAGAATCATTCTCAATTAGCTGCAAGTAAGGGTAAACCCTGATCTGTATGCCTGGACAGTACTGGATAGAAACACAGTAGGGAAAACCCTAGGTTGGTTGGATTGATGGGGGGGAGGGGGTTGGTTGGGTTGGTAGATATTTGTGGTACACCCCACCCTCAAAAAAAGTGAAAATGGAACACTCCAGAAAGGACAAAGTGGAACAACTAAAAAGAGGTAGAGGTCGCCCTAAAGGATCGGTAAAGATGACGATACAGAGGTTTGCTGATAACCCGCCTGCTGTATTGCCTAAGACAGACCATCAGAGGCTCAAGGAGCTTAAGGAGTTGATGATTCGTTCTGGAGGTAAGGATGTTGCTCAGAAGGTGATAGAGATAGCATTGAATGACGAGCATCCGCATCAATTGGTGGCTTTGAAGATGTGTTTGGACAGGACTCTTCCTGTGAGCATGTTTGAGAAGGATAAGGGGCAGAGGAGTGCTGTGACGATTAACATTACTGGATTAGGGCAAGAACCGACTATTATTGACCAACCAGAAGATGTAGAGGCTAAATATGGCTGATTTGAACTTTAGCTTACTTCCTTGGCAACAAGAGGTATTTAAGGATACGACTCGGTTTAAGGTTGTGGCTGCTGGGCGTAGGTGCGGGAAGTCTAGGATGGCTGCTGTAACGCTCTTAATTGAGGGTTTAAAGTGTCCTCAAGGCTCTGCGGTACTTTATGTAAGCCCGACTATGGGGCAATCAAGACAGATTATCTGGGACTTATTGTTAGACCTTGGTAGAGACATCATTACCAATAGCCATGTCAATAACTTAGATATTACCCTGATAAACGGGGCAAGAATCTATGTCCGTGGTGCTGATAGACCCGATACCCTTCGTGGTGTGTCTTTGACTTATGCGGTGTTGGATGAGGTTGCGGACATTAAGCCTGAGGCTTGGGAACAAGTTATTCGGGCTTCTTTGTCTGACAAGAAGGGTAGAGCCTTGTTTATTGGTACTCCAAAGGGTAGAAACTGGTTCTATGACACCTTTAAGCTAGGTGAGAATGGCGAGGATTCTGACTGGAAGAGTTGGCACTTCACAACCCAAGATAACCCTTTGATCGACCCTACAGAGATTGAAAGTGCTAAAAAGACCCTGAGTACCTTTGCTTTTAAGCAAGAATACATGGCGAGCTTCTCTAATGCGGGTTCAGACATCTTTAAAGAGGACTGGATCAAGTATGGGGTAGAGCCTGAACATGGTAGTTATTTCATCTCAATTGACTTGGCGGGCTTTGAAGAGGTTGCCAAACAAGCTGGGAATGCCAAGAAAAGGCTTGATGAGTCTGCTATCTGTGTGGTTAAGGCAACTGAGGATGGGAAGTGGTTTGTCAAGGAGATCATTCACGGAAGGTGGGATATTCGTGAGACAGCCTCTAAAATTCTGATGGCTATTCGGGATTACAGACCGACTTCTGTGGGAATTGAGAGGGGGGCGCTTAAAAACGCTGTTTTACCCTATTTGTCAGACCTTATGAGAAAGAACAATGTTTATGCTCATATCGTGGATTTGACCCATGGGAACAGAAAAAAGACAGATAGAGTGATTTGGGCATTGCAAGGAAGATTCGAACATGGCAGAATCATACTTAATTCCGAAGAGAATTGGGATGACTTCATTGACCAACTTCTGATGTTTCCTGCAAATGGTGTCCATGATGACTTACCAGATGCATTATCATACATGGATCAGCTTGCCGTTACATCGTACTTTGAACAAGAAGAAGATGATGAGTGGCAACCGATTGACATAATTTCAGGCTGTTGATTTGGGTTAAAAATGACGCTTAATTTGACTAAAACTTGCAAAAGATGTGCTCAAACTAAGCAGTTATCATTTTTCCATAAACATAAAAATATGTCTGATGGTCATTTGAATTTTTGCAAATCCTGTCATTACGAGCAAAAAAAAGCTAATAGATTAGCAAATCCAGAGTCAAGAAAAAAAGAATATGCCAGATTGCGTGATCGGCAGGGTTTTATGACGATGGAAGAGTACATTGCCAAAAGGAATGAAAATCCTAAAGGCAGGAAAACAAGTCAAAAAGAATACGCTTTAAGAAATAAAGACAAAATCAGAGAGTATCAAAAGCTATACGAAAAGCTAAACAGAGAGAAGATAACATCTCGCAAAGCTGAAACTATTGGTAAACGCAGAGAAGTAAAGCGTTTATGGGTAAAAAACAACATTGGTGCAGTATTAGCTTCATCCGCTAAAAGACGATCTGCTAAATTACAACGAACTCCAAGCTGGTTAACAGAATTTGACCATTTGAAGATGAAGTGCTACTATCAAGTTGCTTCGATGAGGTCGAAAGAAAGTGGTCAAAACTGGCATGTTGACCATATAATCCCATTGCAGGGCGAAAATGTTTGCGGACTTCATGTACCGAATAACTTGCAAATTATTCCCGCAATTGAGAATATGCGTAAGAACAATCACTATCTGGCTTAAAAAAGCCGATTGACATAATTTCGGGGGTGTAATGGAATTCCAAGAACCAACAGACAGCGATAAAGAATTAGTTAGCTTTGTAGTTAACCATTGTGATCGCTGGAGAGACTATCGTGATACTAACTATTTAACTGCATGGTTGGAATACGAGCGTATCTTTCGTGGTGAGTGGGATTCACAAGACAAGACCCGAGAATCAGAGCGTTCACGCATCGTAACGCCTGGTACTACTCAAGCTGTTGAGACTCGCCATGCCGAGATCATGGAAGCTATCTTTGGTCAAGGTGAGTTCTTTGACATTCAAGACGATATTCGTGATGTCAACAACAACCCATTAGATGTAGCCATGATTAAGGCTCAACTGATGGAAGATTTCAAAGTAGACAAGATTCGTAAGTCTATTGACCAGATTGAGTTGATGGCAGAAATCTATGGTACTGGCATCGGTGAGATTGTTGTCAAGACCGAGAAAATCTTTGTTCCTTCTACCCAAGCAATCCCTGGTCAACCTGGTCAAGCCGCTATTGGCGTACTAGAAAAAGACCGAATTGCTGTCAAGATTGTTCCTGTTAACCCTAAGAACTTCTTGTTTGACCCTAACGGAACTTCTATTGAAGACTGTATGGGTGTGGCGATTGAGAAGTATGTCTCTATCCACAAAGTTGTTAAGGGTCAGGAAGATGGCATCTATCGCAAGGTAGAAATCGGTACTGATTCGATGGATACTGACCTTGAGCCTACTCAAGAGATTACTCAGTATGAAGATGACAAGGTTAAGTTGCTGACCTATTATGGTTTAGTTCCTAGAGAATACCTTGAGCAACTGGAGAATGAAGCAGAAGTTGAGGATTTGTTCCCTGAAGACTCTGTTCAGGATGAGTATTCTGACTTGGTAGAAGCTATTGTCGTTATTGCGAACGATGGTGTTCTTCTGAAGGCAGAAAAGAATCCTTACATGATGAAGGATCGCCCAATTCTGGCTTATCAGGACGATACAGTTCCTAATCGTTTACTTGGTCGTGGTACTGTTGAGAAGGCTTATAACTCTCAAAAGGCTGTAGACGCTCAGATTCGTTCACATTTGGACTCTTTGGCATTGACTACTAGCCCAATGATTGCGATGGATGCAACTCGTTTGCCCCGTGGCATGAAGTTTGAGGTAAAGCCAGGCAAGAATATCCTGACAAACGGCAATCCTAACGAGATTTTGTTCCCATTCAAGTTTGGAAATACTGATCCAAACAACATGAATACTGCCAAAGAGTTTGAAAGAATGCTCTTGCAGTCTACGGGTACGCTTGATAGCAACGGAATGGTGTCAAATGTGTCTCGGGACGCTGGTCAAGGTGGTATTTCGATGGCTGTTGCCTCGATTATCAAGAAGTACAAGCGTACCTTGGTGAACTTCCAAGAAGACTTTATGATTCCGTTCATCAATAAGGCTGCTTATCGCTATATGCAGTTTGATCCAGAGCGTTATCCTACTGTTGACTTGAAGTTTATCCCGACTGCAGCGCTTGGTATCATCGCTCGTGAGCATGAACAACAACAGTTCATCTCTTTGCTCCAGACTCTTGGCCCGAATACTCCTGTTTTGCCAGTCATTCTTAAGGGAATCATGGCTAACAGCTCGTTGTCTAACAGACATGAGTTGATTCAGATGCTTGACCAGATGTCTCAACCTGATCCACAAGCACAGCAGATGCAACAAGTTCAACAGCAGTTGGCTATGCAGTTGGCACAAGCTCAAATTGCCGTTCAAGCGACACAAGCCGAGCAAAATCGTGCAGAAGCGACTAAATTGTCTGTTGAAGCTCAATTGATGCCACAAGAAGTACAGGCTAAAGTACTTGGTAGTGCTACTAAGAACTTGCCTAGTGGTCAAGAGTCAGATGAGTTTGACAAACGAGTGAAGATTGCTGAATTGATGCTCAAGGAGGCTGATATTAAGAATAAATCTAAGATTGTTGAGATGCAAATGGCTGA